GTAATGTCTGACAAAGACAAGACTCGCATTGACGGACGCACGATGAAAGAGATAAAGCTGGTAGCACAAGAAGACATAACCAGACTCACGGATAAGCAGTGGGAGGCTTGGAGCAAGTCTTCTACCAGAAGGTCACAAGGCGGTATGATCAAAGGTTTTAGTCCTATTTCCCGCCCACAACGATTTAAAGGAGTGTTCTAATGGCGAATAAGTCTGACAAGATTGATGCACTGGTTAGGGAGTTGAACGGTATTACCGACGATAAGTATACTCCTCGAAAAGATCAGGTAAGGATCTTGGAGATAAGAACCGAGCTAGATAAGCTAATCGGTGGTAAAAAAAGGCCAGAAGGCATGAAAGACGGCGGCATGAATGATGTGCCTTCTAAGTACAAAGGTTTTTCAAACCTGCCAGAAGGTGTGCAGCAAAAGATAGATCCCAAGCTTGCAAAGAAATATAAGACTGGCGGTATGAGCAAGGCTGTACTAAAAGCCCGTGGCGGAACATTTAAAGGAACATTTTAATGGCATTACCTCCACAGATGGTTGCACCTGCAATGGGTCCCGGCGGACCGGGGATGACCGCAGAAGAACAGATGACCGAGGTCGAAGTACCTGTAAGCCAGAATGATATGCTGCCTCCGGGTGTTGAGCTTATTGGTTCGGATGAAATGGTTGAGGTCGAGGCGGAAGAGTACGATCACAATGCTAACTTGGCTGAAGTTCTTGACGACTCTGTGCTTGGTTCTTTGTCTTCGGACCTTGGTTCAAAGATTGATGAAGATAAGTCTTCTCGTGAGGAGTGGGAAGAAACTATATCGAAGGGCTTGACGCTGCTTGGTATTAACTATGAAGAGCGTTCCGAACCTTTCCTTGGTTCGTCTGGTGTAACGCATCCGTTGTTGAGTGAGGCTGTCACGCAGTTTCAGGCACAGGCTTACAAAGAGATGCTGCCTCCGGGTGGTCCGGTAAAGACGCAGATCTTGGGTATGCAGACTAAGGAAGTTGAAGATCAGGCCCAGCGTGTTAAGGACTTTATGAACTACCAGATTACGGAGGTAATGGAGGAGTTTGATCAGGACACTGATCAGATGTTGTTTTACCTTCCGATCACTGGCTCTACATTTAAGAAGGTTTACTTTGATCCTACCCGTCAAAGGGCAGTATCCAAGTTTGTACCGGCAGAGGATTTGATTGTTCCATACTCTGCTTCTGATTTGCGTACAGCGGAGCGTTATACTCACGTTGTTCGTATGACCGAAAACGACGTTAGAAAATTACAGGTAGGAGGTGTGTACCGAGATGTTGACTTATCTCCAGCAGAAGATGACGAGTCTGACTCAACAATTCGTGGAAAGGCTGACGAGCTTCAGGGATTGCGCCCGGGATACAGTGACGAGCTTTATACTATACATGAAGTCCATGTGGACCTTGACCTTGAGGGATTTGAGGACATGGACGAGGAAGGCGAAGCTACGGGTATCAAGTTGCCGTATATCGTCACTATGGACGGTGATTCGGGAAAAATTCTTGCGGTAGTACGAAACTATCGTGAGCAAGACCCAATGCGCCGCAAGCGTGATTACTTTGTTCACTTCAAGTTCCTGCCCGGTTTTGGTTTCTACGGGTTTGGCTTACTGCATATGATTGGAGGATTATCTCGTGCTGCCACATCTATTCTCCGTCAGCTTATTGATGCGGGTACGCTCTCGAATTTACCGGGTGGTTTCAAAGCCCGTGGTGTTCGTGTACGAAACGACGATGAGCCTATTAACCCGGGTGAGTTCCGCGATATCGATGTTCCCGGCGGTGATGTTCGGAATTCTATTATCCCACTCCCATACAAGGAGCCTTCTGCAACGCTGGCTCAATTACTCGGGGTGGTCGTTGATTCAGGTAGACGCTTTGCACAAGTTGCAGACACAAAGGTCGCGGATGTAAATTCACAGGCCCCTGTGGGAACAACGGTAGCTCTTATCGAACAGGGCTCGAAGATTATCTCAAGCATCCATAAGCGCCTACATTACGCTCAAAAAGCTGAGTTCCGTATGCTGGCAGAAATATTCGCTAATAATCCTATGCCATATCCGTATATGATTGGGGCAAACGTAAATCCGCAGATTATGGCACAGGACTTCGACGGGCGTGTGGACATCCTCCCAGTCTCAGACCCGTCGATTTTTTCTATGGCCCAGCGTCTGTCTCTTGCCCAGACACAGTTGCAATTAGCACAGGCCGCGCCGCAGATGCATAATCTGTATGAAGCCTACCGCCGGATGTATGATGCGTTGGATGTAAAGAACATCGACTCTATCTTACCGGCACCACAGCCACCGGCACCGAAAGATCCAGCTACAGAGAACGCTGGCTTTATGAAGGGTATGCCTACGCAAGCATTTAAAGAGCAGGATCATCGCGCTCACATTCGTGTGCATGCTTCCTTCTTGCAGTCTGCGGCGCTGAGAACTAACCCGCAGGCAGAACTCTCGTTGCAGGCTCATATACAGGAGCATGTCTCGTTGTTCGCTAGGGATATTGTTGAAGAAGTCTTTAAGCAGGCTGTACAAAAGTCTCAAATGGCTGGTGAGCCTATTCCGCAGATACCACCAGAAATGGTAGAGGCTGCTGTGGCACAGCAGACTGCTGACACGTTAGATCAACTTGCACCGTTGTTAGAGTCAGGTGGAGCTAAAGATCCTTTGGTTGAAATACGTCAGAAAGAGCTAGAGAACGATCAGGTAGAGATCCAGCGTAAGATGCAGAATGACATGATGGACTTCCAGATTGATCAGGCCAAGTTACAGCAAGCAGCAGATCTAGCTATGGAGCGCATGAGAGCGCAGCAAGGTATTGCCAATGATCGTAACGATGTGAACATCTACCGTATTAACACTCAAGCTGATCTGAAAAGAGGTCAATAATGTTACAGGCTCTGTTAGGTCCGCTTTCATCCTTGGCAGGCACTTGGTTGAACGGAAAGGTAGAAGAAAAAAAAGCTCAAGCAGCTACAAAAGTAGCTATCGCTCAAGCTGAAGCTGTGGTGATGCAGAAGAAAGCTACTGGAGAGATCGACTGGGATCTTAAAATGGCTGATGCCTCTGCTCATTCGTGGAAGGACGAGTGGCTAACGGTACTCTTTTCCGTGCCATTAATTCTAGCGTTCTGTGGAGATTGGGGGAGACAAATTGTTTCTGATGGATTTACTGCTCTTGAAGCCATGCCGGAGTACTATCAATATACTCTTGGTACGATTGTTGCTGCCAGCTTTGGTATGCGCGGTGCCGCTAAGTTTTTTGGTAAGAAGTGATGTCAAAGCGCCTTCAGAAAGACAGCGCCTACGACCAGTACGACATGGATGGCGACGGGGTAGTTACCGACGAGGAACTCGAACACGCTAAAGAAATTAAAAAGACAGAGTACGAGTTACGCAAGCAACTTGCTCAAAGACGAATGGCTACAGCTACTCTAATAGCTATGGGTGTATTTACTTTTATGATGTTCATGCCATTCATTAGTATTGAGCGGATCAATGCTTTAAGCGACATCAGTAACTTATTTTATATCAGTGGTGCTGGTATTGTTGGAGCATTTATGGGAGCCACAGCGTGGATGAACCGAAAGTAAAACCACTAGAAGCTAAAGTTGGTGACAATAGCTTTGAGTTGATCCTTCGGATTTTGGGTAATGAGTTTGTTGCGATTAAGATTGGATCGTCGAACTTTTCTGGCAAGTTGATTTTTGGTGGTGTGTTGTTGTTGTTCTTTACTCTTGTCCTCATGGAAATGTTTGGTATTAATGCTTTGATGGGTGTTCCTAGTTATGACTAAAAGTCCATGCGTAGGTATTTGTGTACTGGACAAAGAACGTGTAAGATGTATTGGTTGTGGACGTACAATCGACGAAATAATAAATTGGGGTAAGAAATGCCAAGACCAAGATTAAATCAGTTTGCAGAAGATCTTGGTATTAGCCGGGGTTCCGCGAAGAAACTTATGGCTAAAGCCCGTGGTCGTAAAGATGGCGGCTCCAATGTTCTGGATAGCTACTCACCAGAGTTAAAAAAGCGCATGAAGCCTTTTGAAGATGCAGAACGTATATTTCAAGAAGACACAAAGATTGGAACTAAGATGGAAAAACCTAAGTCAAAGCCCAAGTCAAAGCGCAAAATGTTTGACGAGTACTACGAAAAGAACGGCACAACGCATCCAAAGGATCCACGTTCTAAAAAAGATCATCCAATGAACCGTGAGGGCTCTCCCCTAAAGACGGAGACAAAAGATATTGTTGAAGCCAAAGACGGCAAGTACGTTCGTGGTATGGGTAAAGCATCCATGTGTTCCCCAAGAGAAGTAAAGGTTAAGTAGCTATGGCTATTGACTACTCTGACGAAGATTTTGATCAAGATCAACAGCAGGATATAGCCGCCGCCGCTGCGCAAGCCGCTGGCATAAATATGGACAGCTATGACTTCGGGGGTTTTGACCCGGGAGGCTCTGATACTGCTGGCGTTAGTAATAAAGCCGCCGCCACTGGCATTTTAAATTCGTATTTTAACGATCCAACCAAAACAGGGATGGCTATTAGACAGAGCTTTCCTAACTTTCGCAGTCCGAAATCTGGTCTTAATCAGTTCGCTAACTTATATACTTCTCGCAGAGGACCTATGAGTAGGTCCGACTTTAATTCTTTATACGATATAACAAGGTCAAATCCGGGTGGTATTAATACTCTTGGGTATGACACAGCAAAAACCTTGCAGAGATATGGTATAGGCTCGGGGCAGGTTAAAACTAATCCAAACGCAGGTAGACTTACTGGCACGGTTTTTGGCAAAAAGAATGCTCGTGGAGAAACAATTATAAGCTCTGGCGGCAAGTCAATGGGCATTGACGCGGATAAGTATTACGGTGGGGGGTCAGGTTCCG